AAAATATCAGAGAAATTACGGAAAAGAGTGACAACTCTATTATCGTGGCAAGCTACGGAACCTTTAGTACCGGTATCAATATTCGTAATCTACACAACATTGTGTTTTGTTCTCCTAGTAAATCAAGGATAAGAAATTTACAAAGTATAGGTAGAGGTTTAAGATTAAAAGATGATAACTCAACGGCCACATTATATGACATTGCTGATGATTTATCATATAAGGAAAAGGATAATTACACACTAGCCCATTTCAGAGAAAGGATAAATATATACAATGAAGAAGAATTTGATTATGAAATCCATAATGTGGAGTTAAACAAATGACAAACATAAAAATAGTAAAATTAGTAAATGGTGATGATATTGTTTGTGCTTTTCCCTCAGACCAATTACCTGAGGACTCTAAATTATTAAGAATATCAAAACCGTTTCAAGTTAAATATATACCTCAGTTAACACCTCAGGGGTTTAAAGATTATGTGGCCTTAGTTAAGTGGACAGCTTATACTAGTGACCAGATTATTACTATTCCAAAAGAAAAGATAATGACAATCACTAATGCAACTGGTGAAATGCAATCATCATATGTAAATATAATTGGTGAATATAATGTAATTGATAAAGTACCTGGAAAATTAGAACAACCAAGGTATGAAAGAGAAAGAGTGAGTGATGAAGATGATAAAGAGATTAATAGAATCTTTGATGAATTCGAAGACGACCCAACCGTCCATTAATAAAAATAAAAACAGAGTATCTTTAAGTAGTGGCTTAGGAGCTGTTCTCTTTGAAACGGAACACCGCTTATTATATACTAAATTTTTACCATGTCAAGCGTGGTTCGGCCATTTTATAAAAAATATATTTGTCAACCTAGGCTTGACTATTCCTGAGGATAATGTATAATGACTACTATGACTAAAAAAACAAAAACACAAAAAGAACATTATGTAAATAACAAGGAGTTTTTAGCTGCTATGATTGACTTCAAAGAAGCAGTCCAACTTGCAGAAAAGAAGAAATTAGATAGACCTCCTGTTACTGATTACATAGGTAGTTGTTTTCTAAAGATAGCGAATCACTTATCGTATAGACCTAATTTTATTAACTATACATTCAGAGATGATATGATTAGTGATGGTATTGAGAATTGTTTACAATATTTGGATAACTTTAATCCAGAGAAATCGAACAATCCTTTTGCTTACTTTACTCAAATCATTTATTACGCATTTATAAGAAGAATACAAAAAGAAAAGAAACAAGTAACCATTAAACAAAAACTGATTATGGAAGCTAATTATGATGACTTGACCTTGCAACCAGGTGAAGATAGAGATTTTAAGAATCAATTTACTGAATTTCTACAAAAGAACACAGTAATTGACGAACCAGCTAAAAAAGAAAAGAAGACAAAAAAGAAATCTAAATCAACCTTGGAATATTTTATTAATGAAGATAGCGCTACTGAATGACACACATTTCGGATGTCGTAATGATTCACCTGCCTTTATAGAATACCAAAATAAGTTTTATAATGATATATTCTTTCCTTATTTGAAAGAACATAACATTGGAACATTGGTACATCTAGGTGATGTTGTTGACAGACGAAAGTTTATAAACCATAATACAGCTCATAACTTTAAGAAAGTTTTTTGGGATAAGTTAGATGAGATGATTATAGATACACATATAATCATTGGTAACCATGACACTTATTATAAAAATACAAATGAAGTAAATGCTTTACAAAACCTCAACATTAGCAAGAATGCTAAAATCTATACTAGAGCGGACACCGTTAATATTGGTGGGCTTGATATACTTTTCTTGCCTTGGATTTGTGATGATAATTTGGATGATAGCATTCACGCTATCGACAATACTACTTCAACCATTGCTATGGGTCACCTTGAAATTAAAGGCTTTGAAATGCACAAAGGCGTTTACAATGACCATGGCCAAGAAAAATCACAATTCACAAAATTCGAAAAAGTAATATCTGGTCATTTTCACAAGAAATCAGATGATGGTCGTATCTTCTATCTAGGTACACAATATGAAATAACATGGTCAGACTATCAATGTCCTAAAGGATTTCATATTTTTGATACTGAAACAAGAGAACTAGAGAGAGTTATTAATCCTTATCGTATGTATAAAAAAATATACTATAATGATAAAGAACAAGACTATTCTAATTACGACTTATCAGATTTTGATAATACCTATGTTAAACTGTTTATAACAAACAAGACAGATGAAGATATGTATAATAATCTGGTTGAAAGAATTTACAATACAATCAATGTACATGAATTACAAATTATAGAAGACCCTATTGATGTGGCCTCTACAGTAAGAAGTGATATATTAGAACAAGGCGAAGATACACAAACATTTTTAAATAACTATATTGACCAGGCTGATACTGGTGAATTAGATAAAACAAAACTAAAACAGTTTGCAAGAGAATTGTATGGTGAGGCAAATGAATAGAACAGTAGAATATGGTAATATACCTTTCGGTCCCTATGTTATGAGAACAAAAGTACCTGAAGATATAAGAAAAAGACTATTAACAGACGGAAAAAAACAATTAAAAAGTTATCATAAAAAATTAGCTGGACATTTAGACTCGCAACTAAAATATAATGATGAAACTACAGGTTGGTTTTATCAGCAATCAAGTCCTATATGGCAAGCGTATAGAGAGGGTTGGTCTAATTGGACAGGACTTCCAAATGAGGGTATAGAATTAAATGCTCACGACTTATGGGTAAACTTTATGAAACCTGGCGATTTTAATCCTGTACATACTCATGGTGGTAATTATTCATTTGTTATATTTTTAGATGTACCAAAACAATTACAAAAAGAACAACAGGAGTTTGAAGGCACATCAGCTAAACCTGGTTCATTAATGTTTGAGTTTACACAACAGGCAAAACCAAAATGGGCTATGACAGGTCAATCAATTAAACCTAGAACTGGTGATATGTATATTTTCCCAGCACTATTACAACATTGGGTGGTTCCTTTTAAATCAAAATGTACAAGAATTAGTGTATCAGGCAACCTTGAAATAATGAACAGGCAAAATTTATCAAATGATTTCTTTTAAACGAATAAGATATAAAAACTTTTTATCTACTGGTAATATACCAATAGAAGTAGAACTAGACAAAGCTCCTACAACACTAATCGTTGGTAGTAATGGTAGTGGTAAATCTACTTTACTTGACGCATTGTGTTATGCTTTGTTTAATAAACCATTTAGAATTATTAAGAAAGACCAAATGGTCAACACTATTAACAATAGTGATTCATTAGTTGAAGTCGAGTTTGAAGTTGGTACTAATCAATATATGATTAGACGAGGCATTAAACCAAATCTATTTGAAATATATCAAAACGATAAACTTATAAACCAAGACGCAAGTAATATAGATTATCAAAAATACTTAGAACAAAATATAATGAAACTGAATTACAGGTCATTTATTCAGGTGGTTATATTAGGTTCCTCATCATACGAGCCGTTTATGAAGATGAAACCAAGATACAGACGAGAAGTTGTTGAAGAAATCTTGGACATAAGAGTTTTTGGCCTCATGGACTTGATTTTGCGTTCCCAACAGAGTGATTTACAAAAAAAGTTGACGGAGGTTAGGCACCAATGCGAGTTAATAAAGACCAAGTATGAAACTGAAGCAAAACATCTAAAGTCTTTGGAAACGCAAGGTAGTGATGTCCAGGCGCATAAGCAGAAATTACTAGATAAAAACACACAAGATTCATCTAATTATGAAGCAAAAATACAAGAACTGAATGAATCAATAGCTGTATCAAAAGAAAAGGTAAAAGACAAATTAAAAGTTGATATGAAGTATAGTCAACTACAAAAATTAGAAGCAAAGATAGAAACAAATCTATCAACACATAAAAAGACACTAGAGTTTTTTGAAAAAAATGATAACTGTCCTACTTGTACACAATCTATAGATAAAGATTTTAAGGAACAAAAATGCAACCACGAACACCAAACCATTTCCAAACTATCCAAAGGCTTGTCAGAAATCGTAGAAGAACTTTCCAAACAAGAGGAGAAAGTAGTAGAGTTTGGGAAGATGAGCAACAAGATACAAGAGATGAATGTGGACATAGCAAAGATACATACAAGTCTGGAAAACATAAAAAAGAATAGTGACCAGATACACAGAGATATATTAATGGCACAAAATGATGACATTGAAAGTATCAAAGAAGATTTGGTTTTGATGTCTGCTGAATTAGAACAAGCTAGCAATGAATTAGATAAAGTACAAGAACAAAAGAAATATGTAGATGTGCTTAGAGAAATATTAAATGATAAAGGTGCAAAAGCACAAATCATTAAGAAGTATTTACCTATTATGAACCAGTTGATTAATCAACATCTACAATCTATGGACTTTTATGTTAACTTTAATTTAGATGAAGAATTTAACGACTTC